AACACTTGCGCCAATGCCGCTAGATCGGTGCCTAACGACTTACTTAATGTTTTGCTCATACTTGACTCCCTGTTTCGTCTTTGTACCTTAGAGACGCTGTATTCCAAACGTTTTGTTGCTTGCCTGTACCGCCACTCGGACTATCAACAGACCCCGCATCACTTGGATCACCCACCCGTAGGGCTTGCGCCAATGCTTGACTACCCGGCTGACCTGGCGTTGATGCTTGCCCAGTTATTAACGCCCCACCATAACTGTTCGGTGCTGTACTAGCAATATAAGATGGCAATCTTGTGCCGGTAGGCCCATAACTTGTAGATGGTTTAGATGATGTTGAATCTTGTGCGCCATCAACACCAAATAAACTAGATACGGTTTTAGATATTAATGGCTGGCCTAATTGCCGTGCTGCTGATCCTAACTGTTTGTTTGCATTAGCGGCTGCTGCATCTTCTTTTGCGGTATCCAACACAGGTACAGGTTTGCCCTGATCATCCAATAAAATATTACCAAATTCATCAAATTGGTATTCTGGGGGATCAATCGAGCCGCTTGCAATTAGATTGATTGCATCAGGGTTCTCATTTGAAACGTTGCTGCCAGAAGTATCTTCGGCTGAAGTTACGCCACCAACACTTTGTCCCAACACTTCACTTAATGCGCCTGTCAACCCGCCTTTTGCGGCACCAGATAACGCCCCTGTCCCGCTTAGACTGCCAGACAATGCACCGCTAAGTGCGCCACTTACGCCTTTTGCTACAACGTCTGCGGCATCCTTATCAAGAACACCTTGTAGTTGAGTCGAGACTGCGCTGTTGATATAAGGAGCTACACCGCCCGTTACACCACCGGTTACCGCCCCAGTAAGAACATTGCCGCCTGTTAGAGCAGAGGTGAGTGCGCCTCGACCCGCCCCCACAACCGCTGAAGCCGCAGTCGAAGCCGCTGAAGCAGACAATCCCATGCCTTCAAAAGCACCCACAACCGGAGCCAATATTGATGGCATCATATACGGTGCAGCAATAGCAAAGGCTATTTGCATAGCCAGTTGCGTATCTTTTGGAATCTGACCGCCGCGCTTGCCTGGGTCATTGATGTACATCAAATCTTTGACCGTGCTCCCCGTCTCAGCAGGAATACCCGTATTGTAAGGAGTGGTGGTGCCTGTGCGTGGATCAATAAACAGCAACTGACCTTCTTCATTGCGCTGCTGAACTGCGCTGTTAATTGACGGCTTTTCGCCTGGCTTTAATACCAAGCCAAGTGACGTTGGATCAATAACATAACTGCCTTCTTTACTAGCTCCACCGCTGCGAACCGTATCAATCAAAACGCCTTTTAAGTTTCCTTGAGCGTCATAAAATTGAGTTGGCGTACCTTCATAATTTCTGCCTGTTTGTACAGGTAACGTATTTGTGTCAACAGGTTGGTATGTTGGCCCTTGAGTTGCTGGATCAACGGCTTTTCTTTCCCCCGTAATTGGGTTGATAAAGTAAGGAGCCTCATACCCACCGTCATCATTACGACCACCGGATTGATATTGATATTCGGTTAAACCTTTTGATTGCCCTTCTGCACTGTTTATCAGCGTTGATTTAACCTGTTCTTCTGTCCACCCTTGGTTAAGCAAATTAGTAAACGTAGCCAAGCCACTTGGGTCAGCTTGCCGTCCCAATGTTTGTTGGTAAATATTGTTTACTGTATCTGCAAGTGACATTATTTTCTTAGGAAAAATCCATTTTTTTATACGGGGGGAATCATTTTTTAATTAGGAGACATTAATATTTAAAGCAGCAGCAATTTGTTCGTGAATATAATAATGTGACGCAACCCAATCGTAGAAATCATCCTCATTATTAAAGTCAACATCAAGCATATTAAACGGATTATTAAGTCCTAAAAGGGACGCAAATGACTGATGTTCGTCTTGATGCGCGAGCAACCAATCGTCTAAATTGTCTGGATTAGCCTCTGTAATTGGGTATGCAGGGACTTGAATGCCTTGATCCATGAAGGTTTCGCGAAATAACTGATGCTGAACCCCGTTTTCAAACAAGAATTCACTCAACGAATCTAAATCGCCAAACTTAATCACGGACAAGGTTGCCATGTTCATTACTTATCAACTTTCTTGTCTAACTTATCAAATATCTTCTCAAGCATGGATTCAATCTTGTTGTACTGAGATTCCATGTCTGTCTTTCTAACGTAATTGCTTGGCAAATCAATTTCAATCTTTTTAATGTCATCTTTGAGCTTTTGTACAGCGTCCCATAATTGACGGAAGAACCAACCCGCTACAGGTAACGCAACACCAAACGCCAGGTTGAAAATGTTTTGCCAATCCACGACATTCCTTTAAACCAACGGTTCAGTAATGACTTGCAAGTTATTTGCAGCTAGGGCGGCTTGCCAGTCTGTACCGAAGTACATCTTCTTTGCCCATGTCACATCGTTTGCCATCTGATCCATCTCGGCGTTTGACCACGGTCCAGAGGTGACATAGTTGGTCGCAGGGGCTAGTCCATCAGCAGACGCACCCACGATGAAGACGGTATCGCCCATATCAGCCTGTGCAGCGGCTTGATCGGCGGCTTTGATAATGACGGTTGCTTGTGTGAAGTCGCTCATTTAGTAAGCCTTGGTTTTGCTATTGACGTAGGTTTCTGTATTGGCAATCTCTGTGGCGGTCAGGGTTTTGCCGACTATGATGGTTTGGAATTCTAGACCGTTAAAAGGTGAGGATGCACCTGCTCGCCTACCAAAATACATTGCGTAATTGCCGTAATTTCCCGTACCTTGTGTTGAAGTACTTGATAAAACAGATGTGTTATTTAAATATAAATTTAATGACGGCGCAGATATATTGGCAAGTATTTGTGCTGTTTGAGTTGTAGGCGCAGCAAATGAAGACGCAGACGCGCCCGAAACAAATGTTGTTCCTCCGCTTCCTGCGCCAAAATTAGCCGCAGCAGAATTTGGTGCGCTTAAATAAAACGCGCCGCTATTTGACGTAGAGTTAACGCTTAATTCTATTGCGTATCCCGCCGCCGCGTCACTTAACTTTCTCAAACCACTAAACACGCTCATCTGCGCCGTAGCAGTAAAGTTAATGCTTACAGTCGAGAGTGATTGATCTAAGCCGTTGTACTTAATGTACTGAGGAAACCCTACGGTGTCGTAGACGGATGAGGTGTCTACACGCTGATAGGTGGGGATTAAGCCTGTGGCTTGGTTGGCGGGGCGAACGTCTGCGCCCCAAGCGTAGATTCCATAACCTACTGTTCCTACATAAATTACAGAACTACCGTTGCCTAATGCAGGGTTAATAACAAATTGCCACGCAGCAGCAGTTGTTGTGCGTGTAACAGAACATTGATACCAACCGTTGCCTACATATGTTGATGTAGCCGTGCAACCAGTACCAACAGTACCAACACCTCCACTACCATCAGCGGCAAGATTAAACCAAGTTGAATTAATTGAACCTGTTGAAAGATAAACAGACGCCCATGTGCGTTCAGCAGCTTTTAGATAGACACTAAAGGTATGCTGCGCCGCTACAACAGTCTGAATTTGAACCAAATAGTGTTCAAGACTTACAGTACTATTTTCTGCTAATTTATCAGCGGTATTGCCGCCCAATGGGTCGGTTGTTGCGTTGGCGGTAATAGTTAAATTGGGTTTAATCCACGCCGCATTATCAAACTGCTCAGTCTTAGTCAGCAAGTTATACCGCGCCGACAGGGTTGGGCGATTGGCGGAGGTGGCTTGAGTACGATGGTTATTGTTGCCTGACAGGTCAAGTTGTTTGCCGACAGGCGATTCAAGCACCGCTGCAACTGTACCCGCCGAATCTTGGTACATCGAACTAGTCAGGCTATCGTCATACCAAACACCTTGGCTACCGTCAGCAAAGAGCGACAGGGGGCTGAAGGCTACGCCACCGGCACTTCTATTATTGTGTCTGCTTAATCCACGGCGCATGACTAAATCCCATCACCTGGCGTAATGTACACAGTCGAGTTTGCTGATGCCGTGCCTGTGAAGTAAGCACCAGGTACAAACGAAAACACTTGTGTAGTGCTCGGCAACAATGGGATAGCCGCACCGGAGCTAGTGACGTTTGCAGAATTAGTTGTTGCGTTAGCAGCTGCAACACCAACGCCGAGAAACACCGTCTGGGTGCTTGGATTCTGCACAAGGTATTGATTAGCCGAGCCAGTTGTTGATGTCGCTTGTACAGGCGTAGGCGCAGTTGAAGCCGCAATAAACGTTACCGTGTTGCCCATTGGGGTAAAAGCCATGATGCCCATAATTTTTCCTTAATTAAATTTACAAATTTTTCATCAACATTGAAATATTAACCGCACCGGCAAACGCTGAGATATTGATGGACATTAGACTATCCTTGTGTAGAAATCATAGTTAATCACCCAAGAACTCGTCTTTAGGTTTAGTCTGACCTGTTGGGTCATCACCTTTAGCCGCATCAAAATGACGTTGGATTTCTTGATTAATGTGCATGACCAATGGCGCTGCACGTTTAAAGGGAATCTCGCCTAACGCTTCGTTAAGCACTTGTAACTGTTGTTCGTTAAATTCAAGTTTCATTTTATGCAATCCAACATGGAATATAGTGAGTTGTTCCGCTAATAACTATTGTTAACCATTTTGCGGGTGCTTGACCGCTAGTTGCACCGGGCTTATTTGTGGCTGAAAATAATGCCGTTGATGATCCTGTAACAGCTTGACTTGAACCTTCAAAACGTAAAATTCCAGTGTTTTTTATTGTTAGCCCATTAGCATTATTTAAAACAGCAGTATCAGAACGTACAGTTAACGATTGAACTCCACCTACAAATAATTGTATTCCTGTGTCTGTTCCGACAGCGTACTGAATATAGTCATTGCTGTAATTATTTGTTACCCAAGCAATACCGCTACCGCCCGTGGGCGTAGCTGTATTATTTAAATAAATGCGTTGATTAGCTTTTAAACTAATAGCAGATTGATTTGCGCCAAAATCAACCGGAACCAAATCAAGTCCATTTTTCCATAAACCACTAGCTAAATATATAGAATCAGCAGGGACAGAACCGGTACTTTGCGCTGTGTAACCCGCCCAAAATACATTTTTTGCACCAGTGTTATTTGTTCTACTTAAATTATTTACAATACCTACACAAGCAACATCATAGCCATCATCTTGTAAATTTACTTCGTATGGATTTAAATATACTCCATTAGCACCAGCGTCCATTTGCCCCGCAAAAAGACCCGCCGCAGGGTTTGCTAAAAAGCTAGTTGATCCCGCTTTAGTACCTGTTACAAGTCCTGATCCAAAGTAACATACTGTATCGCCTTGACCAGAATTTGTTACTTTTGTAGTAAAAGCATTGGTTAATGTTCTTCCATCATTAAGGGATGTAGATTGATTCCAGCCAGAAGTATTAAAAAGTTGTGTGTAAAAAGCAGAGGTTTCATAGGATATGTAATATCCTGATGCAGGTTGAGTTAAAGTTGTAGCACCTTGAATTACATGACTTACAGGAAATTGAATTCTTGATATATCACCATTAAACGCAGTTAAAACACTACTTTGGTTTCCTGTTGATGTTGGGGGACTAGAAACAATAGAAAAGTACGGAGCTGATTTATTTCCGTCTGCTGTTTTAATTTGCCCAGAACCAATCTGTTTACCAGATAAAAAAGTAAAATTTGCGGTTGTAGTTGAGTAAATTCCAGATGGGGCATAAACAGGAATGTTTAATTCCGCATTTTGAATAGCAGCCGTGTCATCCGCAACGCCATCACCCACAGCACCAAAGTCTTTAACCGAAACAGACTCTTGCAGTTTATTCTGTACCGTGCGTGTGACTGCGCCTGTGCCGCCTTGGTTGTAGTTTATATTTGAAGAAGTTCCTAGAGCTGCAAAATTGGCATCCAATTGCGATAAAGGAATTGGAGAAGACGCAGTGGCAAAAGTATATGGTACGGTCATATTAAAACCTTGTTCTCAATTCATGTTCAAATTCAAATGTGTTGTACGAAAAACCAGGTGCTTCTGACGTTACGGTTAATCCTAAATATTTGCCCCATTGTTGAGCATCTGATTTGTACAAATAATAACCTTGTGTGTATACCCAAGGAATATTTACAAAACTATTGTTTGCCCAAGGAATAATTTGCAAATTGTTATTTACCCACGTTGCTTGGTCAATTAACACATAAGGTGGGCTTGATCCGTATTCAGAATCAACAGTTGCAATAATTTCATTACCAACAGCACCCGTTGCTTCAATGCCAAATTTTAATGCTTGCTTAGTACGAATTGGGTCAGCCATTGACAACAAAGCCGTTTGCACTCTTGACGTAATAGTGGCTGAAGCGTTGCCATACAATTGATATAAGCTAGTACCTGAAGTGCCAAATAGCGTGACTAAGCCACCAACTGGCACAGACGTTACAAAATTTAACGCATCACCTTGAGAAGTTAAAAACCATTTTTTATCAAAAAACACTGCTTGAATATACCGATACGATTCTGTAAATATTGCATCGTAATATCGAAAATTAAACGCCGCACAAAGAATATTATTTAACAATACCTGACCGGCATAAATTGGATAACTAAAATCAATGTTTGGAAACATTCCGTCTAGGCCGTCTGACAATTTAGATGTTGTTGAACCAACCAACGCATAAATCCCGTAGTCGTTTAAAAACAACACAGACCGAAAATAAGGAAAAATAGCGTAAGGGCGTTTGCTGCCTACTGAAGCAGAGACGTTGGTGTTTGTAAAAATGGTGATGCCGTTGGTGTCCACCCGAACGTCAGAAAACACGTTGATTGAGTCATCACCAAAAATGTACAAAAAGTTATTCGCGGCAAGAATCTGTTGAATGTTGCCATGCAATGTTGAGTCTGTTAGAACAAAAGAGCCAGCTGACACACTTGTGAAGTCTGAGTAGCTTCCAGCCGCAGAATAATAAATAGTCCTACCGGCAGCAATAAAAACGCGACCGCTAAAAGAAGCAATCCCGCAATTAAGGTCGCTGTTAACAATCCCTTTAAGAACAGCACCTGAACCTCCTCCACCGCTCACTGTGACAACCAAGTTGGCAGCATTGGTGTAGCCCGACCCTGGGTTGGTCATCACAACTGTAAATACTGCGCCACCTTTTAATACTGCCGTGCCAGCAGCACTTGACCCACCACCGCCACTAAAACTAACAACGGTGTTTGCAGAATTTGTATATCCAGTGCCGCCAGAGATGACAACTGCGGAAGCTGTCCCATACTTAAAAGTAACAACTCCTGCAATAGCAGTTGCGTTTGCGCCACCACCACCAGAGATAGTCACGGATGGGGGCGGTGTCGAATATCCTGTTCCTGCGTTTTGCAAAGAAACTAAGACAACAGTGTTTGCTAAAACTGAAGCTGTAGCGTTAGCTTGAACGCCATTAGCGTCCGTAGGAGCACCGATCACCACGGTAGGGTTACCTGTGTAGCCAGTGCCGCCGTTGGTGACTGCAATGATGCCTACAGAGCCTACAGATACAACGTTGTTTCCATCCCAAGTGTAGTAACCCTTGAGCGGATCAAGAATTAGCATCCGTTCATTTTTCCACTGGCTTGTCTTAATGTCAGCATTAGAAAATGTACCAGTGACTGCTACGTTGCCTTTAGCTTTAGTGGTTAAGTTGTAATACTCGGCACGACCATCTGCTTGAAACGCAATAACAAAATCTGTAACGTCAATGTTGCAAGACGTTAAGTGAGTGACTGTATTTGCCCAAACAATTGCATTTCCTGCGCCATTTTTAGAAGTGATGGCATTAGGAATAATTTTTAAATTTCCATTTCCAATTGGTTGTGCGTTTTCAACCCAAGAAAACTCTTCTTCTTCAATCGCTGTACGGTTAGCCTTAGTGTTAAGCCCTCTAAATTGCTTAACAACTTTGTAACTTTTTTTCTGCTCTGCCGCGGCCATGATTAATACGGGCTGCTGTAAGGAGACGGAATCCTGCGAGTAAACACAGAATTCAAGATACTTGTGGCTTGCTTGATATATTCTTGTTTATAAATCTCGGCTTCGCCAAAAGACTGTTCGTAATACTTAGCCAAGTAGGCTGCATAAAACTTTGGTGCGCTTGTGTACGGGTCTTGAATTGAGTCTGCAACTGTTGGCGCGGCCAATACAAGATCGGTCGGCAAAACCACTGTGTCAATCTCAAGTTGATAGACTTGATCTGGGATTGGCCCAATATAAATTGTGTTTTGCCCATAGATTGAAAACGCAGCAGGACGGCCAATTGAATTCTGCCAAAACCGCAACCTGGCGTTAAAGTCACTCCACGACAAGTAATCTAACGGCACTCGCGAGTTACCCCAGTACAAGTTGACATTTAAAATATCAAGCGTGTTTGCACCTTGCGGCAACGTTGAATAAGGAATCTTTTCAACGTCACCTACATACGTTAATCCACAAGTCCCATCTGTAAATTGGGTGCTCGGTGGATAGTTTGTGTTGCCAGAAGGATAGGCCGGTGCTGTTGACCCGCTTGTGCCGGCAGTTGTGACTTGATAAATAAAAATATTGCTAAACACAAACTGGCCTAGCGTGTAGACAGTGTTTGCAGTCCAAACTAAAGGGTTTGTTGCGGTCACGCCGTTAAGTGGATTGGCCACTGGTGCGGGAGATTGGATAACTTGGATAATGCGCAGACAGCCCGTATCTCTGACCGTGCGTTGACGGGCAGAATTGATGTAGTCTGTTAGCTGCTGATCCGTGTAAAAATTTGCATTGGCATCATGCAGCAAACGTCTAACTTCGGTGATGTATCCCGATAAGTTTTGCGACATTTACTTTCCATAATCTTTAAGCTACTGACAGGACTTTTCCCCCGCGAGGCTTTACAACCTCTAGGGGTACTCGTTCCACGATCGGGGATAAGGAATCGTTCTTTTTAGGTGGTTGGTCGGAAAACTTCCATTTGGACATCCGGTCAATGCCTTCATCCAAATCATTAGCAGTTTTAATCCAACCAAGCCGCGCCAAATACGGTTCTTTGTTTGCATCTCCATAACCAAAAACGTGTTTGGCAACTTCAATCGGCACTTCTACCGTTTCGCCTTTGCCAAAAGTATAGAATTGACCGGCATAACCGTCTTTCAATACTTTGTCAGAATGATTGGTTACAAAAATGTTAATCATTAGAATCCCACTACTTGTCCAAAAACGCAAATGTCAACGGTGTTAGCGTTGCCAGAAGCGGTGTTCACATTTACAAACAACGCAGAAGATGTGTTTCCTGATACAGCGGTGTTGGCACCAAAAGCACCAGCAATCGTTAAATCTTGAAACCTATTGACTGCGCTAACCGTAGACAACACCACGTTTGCAACAACAGCATTAGAAATATTGCCATCGCTACTTGTGGTAATTGATACGTTGGCAGATGCAATACTGCCAGTTGGATTTTGAACAGTAATGCGCCGAATAATAACGCTGCCTGAAGTTGCTGCGTTACCACTGTTAGTTAAACCACCACGCAACAGAGGCTACGTAACAACAGCATTTCCAGCAGTATTAAGTGCAGTAGCGCGAATTTGTGCAACCAAACCAAAACCAAAGCTGTCTAGGGTTAGTTGACCTACTGAATCTGGATTTGCCATTTTGTTTCCTTAACTGTTGTAAGTACCGGAGGCAGCCTGACCACCATTGACAGTAGCCAAAGTCACTGTAGTGTTAGTTGCAACAATCACGTTTGCACGGACGTTTACACCGTCAGAAATCAACACGCCGCCAGCATTGTTGGCAATAAGGGTTGACCAAGTTGATGGAGTCGCACAAGCGGTATTGGTGTTGTAAGCCGACACCGCTTCAATTGTGACGTTTGCTGTAGGAAACAACAGATATGTTCCTGCGGGAACCAACGTAGTAGCGTTGTTTGCAGAAAGTGTAGTCAGTTGCCAATAAGCACCGGGGGTATTGGTGCTTGCACTTGCGAGGACAATCTTGTTTAGACCGAGAGCCATGACTATTTCTCCTTAGATAGAAATTGAGTTATAGCCAGAAACACGGGTCATCGACTTGGGCTTGGTAGAAACCAATTCCGCAATCATCAACACCGCACCAACGTAACCAATCTGCCAGTTAGGCAAAGTTGATTCAAAGCCGGTGAACACAAACGAACCTTGTTCGTGAATGTACAGGTTGAGATAATTGCTGTTGATGAAATAAACGATACCTTCAGGGCAATAAGGATCGGGATAGATCGGCACACCGGCAACCATCAAAGCGCGGAAAGCCGCTTGTGGGCCGTTACCATCACCATCAAATGCACTGCCTGGGGTAATAACGTATTGTTCCTGACCAACGTAGTCTTGAGCCAACAATGTCCAAGTACCAAAACCGCAAACACCAAAGGTAGGCACTTCTGCGCCGTTCTTCACGGTGCCTGAAATGTACTGAAGGATGTTTTGACGGGTTGGGTTCACGTTACCGGCTGCATAAACCTTAGACTTCCACCAAGTGTAAGTCGTGCGGCTAATGTTCCCGTAGGTGGTCATATTGGTGCCGTCATCAATTGCGCCTGGCAGACCAATAAACTGTTGGGTGTTGGTGTAGTTGTTGTACAAGGCCGTGGCCATTGCATCCATCATCACGTTAGTCGCGTCATTCATACGCGCTTCGATCAGAGGAATAATTGCGTAGTCTTGTTGAACAGCACCTTCCATACCGAGGAATGGCACTGGAGCAATCATCAGCTTGAGGTTGAACTCAGCGTTAAATGCACCTTGCTGAACTGATGGCTGGTTAAATGAACCAGAGTAATCAGACCATTGTGCGTTAACAAACTGTGCGCCCTGAACTGGGACTGTGACTTGGCTCACACCACCTGATGCTTGCTGACTGTTTGCAATCAGAGCTGCCATAAGGGGGGTTGAGTTATAAAGCTGCACCACAAGCTTGGGGATAAATGCCCGTCTTGTGACATAGGTAAGCTCGTTGTATTGTGAGCTACCTGATGCTGGTAAAATTCCGCCGCCTATAGGCATAGCAGGCTCCTTTGATTGTTACGGCAAAACGCCGAATAAAAATTTATCCCCAACATTAAACATTAAAGACCAATAGGTCTGCGACCTTGGTTTCTAATTTCTTGCAAAGCAGTAGCCGCTTCATTTCGCGCAGCACCTTGAGGATTCTTCCAATACTTTGACAAGTCAAACTTGTTAATCATATTAGGGTTGTATCCTGTTGGAGTCGGCGTTGCTGCTTGCTTCATCCATTCCCAGTGTTGCGCCGCGGTGTCGTGGCTAGTAATACCCTGCTCAAGCATAATCTTTTCAATGGCTTGAACGTCATCGTCTGTTTGTGCAATGCCGCTGTCTTTCAACGCACGGCGTTTGCGATCAAGTTGCTCGCGGATTTCTTTCTCATGCAGCTTGTTTTCCAATTGCATGACCCGCTTTTCAGCAGCGTTAACCTTGCTCTCTGTGTAATCCTCAAGTTGTAACTCTGGGATCACCATGTCAGGGTTGATGCGCTGCGTCATACGCAAAAACTCTTTGCGCGTAGCAGGGTTATCCGCAAGACTCTTGGCTAAATTTGCCAATTCATCGCGCTGTTCAAACGATACGTTTTCTAAGCTCATTTTTATCCCCTAATTAATTAGATGACTTTCTTGGTATCGCCAGGGCGAGACAAGTTCATCATGTTTTTGTACCCTGCTTTCACAGAGCCAGTCAGGCCACCGAATTGCGAATAACGGGGAGTGTTAACAATCTGCCCGTTCTTCTGGTTATTATCGGTTGGGTTGCGTGGAGCCGAGGCACCGCGTGGCTTAAATAAATCCATTTTGATTCCTTTACATTGGTGGCGGCATACCGCCGCCTGGTGGGGGAGGCATACCTGGGGGCATACCGCCTGGAGGTGGAGGCATACCGCCACCCGCACCTGGAGGAGGAGGTGGAGGTGCACCTGGTGGTGTCATGCCTGGTACTGGGGGAGCCGCCGACATTGCTTTGGCTTCGGGAGATGCACCGCCAGCCTGTGGCAATGATTGCAACAATTGCAAAATTTCTGACTGCTGCAATTCGTTGGTTTTGCCTTTACGCTGACCAAGAATGCTAGAGGCAGTACGAATGGCCGCAAGAACTTTTTGTCCTTCAGGAGATTCACTACCTAAAGCCGGCAGACTTTGCTCAAGCAAGTCCATTGCCATGCCCACGTTAATTAATGCGGCTTCGCGGTTGCCCATCTTAGGTTCTGGCGTTGACATAGGTGCTGCCATTGGAGGCGCACTTGGTTCTGACATCCCACTTTGACCTTCCGGAGTCGGAGGTAACCCGCCTGGTGTAGCAGAATCCTTCTGACTTTTCATTAACGCCATCAACTGATCTGGTGGGACAGCCATGTCAAATTCCTAAGTAATTTTCGACAGAATAATCCTCTGTACGCGTTTGTCAAGAGGAGGAGTAATTTTTTTGGTTCCCGACCCTCGGCAGGACTTATCGGCTACACGATAATCTTAGGGTTTAACCCCTAAAATTACTTGCGTGATTTACGGCCTTTACGCGATTTACGCATAGTGCACTCCTT